AAAAAGGAGAAAGAGTTATAGAAGAAGTTAAACTAAATACTTCCTCAACTTAAACTCTATCTAAAACACATCTGAATTAATATTACTGAGGAGTCTCCACAGAAGGAGGCTCCTTTTTATGTAAAAAGACCAAATTCTTATACTTAAGGATTAGAAGTATGGCAAAGAAAAAGAAAAATAACATGTACTTCACTTTGGATGTGGACGATGCTATCACAGAACTCAATTCATTATCAAATTTAGAAGAACTAAAGCGCAACTCTCTTTATAACATACGCATATATAAACCTATGCGTGAGATGTGCTTAAACATAATTAACACTTTCAAATTTTATGAATCATGCGAAGAATCAACAGATGATTTGATAAATGATTGTTTAGGATTTTTATACAGCAAATTTCCAAAGTTCCATGGGAACCGGGGAAAGGCTTTTTCGTATTTTAGTGTTGCATGCAAACGCTATTTGATTCAAAAATCTACCAGCCAAAAGAAAAAAAGATACAAAATTGTTTCGGTTGATGAAATGGATATGAATAAGGAATATGATGAAGGTCTTTTTTTTGTATACGATTACGAAGCTAAGGATGCAAAAATATACAAACTTAAACTTGTGGATTGTATCGAGGAGTTTATTAATTCATCTAAAAAGAAAAATGATGTACTTTTAGCTAAAGCTTTGTTAATTATTATTAAGAACCCTGATTTCGTTGATATATATAATAAGAAGATAGTCTATGCTCTACTTCGTGAAATGACAGGACTTAAAACCAAAGCAATCACACGCATCGTTAAGAAAATAGAAAACACAGCATACGAAAAATACAAGGAATTTCGCAAAAATGAATGAAGAAGTTAAGAAAGTAGATATGCTACTCAACGACTTATTTGTAGGTGACAAGACTCTCGAAAGTTTTTTACAAATAATCGAATCTTGGGCAACAGAAGATAGGCAATCAATTAATAGAGTCATTGAAATTTGTACGCATAATCTTGAAATAACCGAAGACCCAGAAGAACAAACTATGCTCGGTAATACCCTTGCAGCACTTTACCGAGTCAAGCAAGCTAATACAGAATCAGTTATTCGAGTAGCAGATACTCTTAAAGATTTAACTAAGTTTAAGAATCAAGGTATTCAACACGGTAATTCAACATTCATTATAACTGATGAGCAACGTGATGCTATTCTAAAAGACCAACCTTCCGCCAATTTGAGATTGGAAATAAAAAATGAACGAATCGAAGAGCCTAAACAGCAATAATATTATCACTACACCTAATTTTTCTTATCTTGACAGTGAAGGTTTGAATATTGAAATTAGTAGAGTAGAATCAAGCTTACAAGATATATCTAAACCGCTTGGTGAAATGTTACGTAAATATGCTGATGCCCGAAGAGAATATGAATTGTTAGTTACTGAAAGAAAAAAAAGAATTAATAATGAGTAAAACTTATCGTAATATATTTCCTGAATCCATTCTGTATAAAATTCTTCGCGAAGCTGATAACAAAATCAATCATGAAGAATTTAATCCAAGAGGACCACATAGAGCTATTGTTCTTGAAGTATGTAAAGTTCCATTTAATCCTGATATACACGGCTTAAGAGGTAACAATAAAGTTGTGTGGAAAGGCATGGGAAATGATAATTTTTATAAAGATGAAGAAAAACAAAGCTTACAAAACAATGATGGCACAATAAGTTGTATCGTTGATAAAACGGCTAACAACAAATATTATCTTCCATATCCAAAAGGATATATTCGAGCATATGTTGATGGCTTAGATGTAGGAATGCCTTTTGAATTTTGTAGAGTATTTCGTCCAGCCGAAGATATTCCTGATGCAATTAATGCAATTCACCGTGGCGATATGATTAATGTTGAGTTTGATGACCCAATTCATTTTTCACAAGGAAAATGGGGAGGTAAGCTTCCAGAATCAGTCAATCCAGATAATTTGCCTGTCGGATTGGAATGGGAAACTGTTGATTCTTATTTTGGCGGTGTGGATAATCAAAATATACCATCAGAACCATTTAAGGATATAATAGTCGAGAGACCAATTGGAGAAGAAATTGATGAATTAAGCAACGCTGTAGTTTTAGCTTGGCCTGTTGATTCAACGCAGAAATACATAACTTCAGAATTTGGTGTACCTCGCACCGGTCGCATACATAAAGGTACTGATATAAGAGCACCCGAAGGTACAATTGTTCTCGCCGCTGGGAACGGGCAAGTTAGAACGGCTCAATTCACAGATACTACATTCAGTTATTTTATTGAAATTGAACATAGTGGATATATGACTCGATATTTTCATTTAGGTTCAAATCTTCAAGTTTATCCGGGTATGTACGTTCAAAAAGGACAAGCAATAGGCCAAGTTGGTCCAAAGGATAGAGTTTCAAGTGGTCCACATCTTCATTTTGAAGTACGAAAAGTCAATCAAGGCCAAGAAAGAACGAATGGTATTGCTCTGGCAGCATTAAATCCAATTAATAATAATACGGCGATAATAAAGGTTTATTCATGATGGCATTTGAACTTAAACAAGAATTAAAGAACAAAGTTAAAGTTCTTAGCTTAGCTACGTTACCCGGCGATGAAGAATTGAGTTCACCTGTTGGTTCGACATTACTCTTATCACACGAAAAATATAATGCTAATGTTTCTATCATAGTTGGTAGATATAATAATAGACCTGATATTAATAAAGATTCGGCAACATTTTTTGCTTCTGAATATGGCAGAATTGATAAACTTTTATTGAGTTCGCTGAAATCAGCGCCAGACCGTGGAGAATCATCATTAGCAATAATTAATGCTGACAAACTAAGATTGAATAGTAAGGTAGGAAGTATATCAATAACATCATCTGATAATTTATTTACAACTTGCCTAAGCAATAGAATCGATACCGTTGGTGGTGACATGGAATTAACAGTATCAGGAAATGTTAAAATAAACGTCGTTGGTAATGCTGAAATAAATGTTAGCGGTGATATAAAATCAAAATCAAAAAATCTTTTACTTGAAGCTAACAACAATGTTAAAATCAAAGCTGGTAATGCTATGGAATTAATATCACCTAAGGTTATTGTTGATGGTAGAGATATTTCACTCGGAAAAAATGCAACTCAACCCATGGTGCTTGGCAATAATTTGGTAAATTGGGCACAGATTCACGCTCACATTAGCGTGGGAGGTTCACCAATATCTCCAATTCCAACAACTCCAACAACCACACCAGCAACATTGATATTAAGTCGTAACGTTAGGGTTAAATAATGCCTCAGAATAGAGAAAGTCACTTTGGTGACTCAAATAGAACTAACATAACAATTCGTATTCCGTTGAGAAATGGTAGAGATGGATGGTTTGATAACATTGATAAAACAGTGGACGCTATTGAGCAAGACATCAGAGCATTTTTATTTACCAACAAAGGCGAACGAGTTATGCGTCCTGACTTTGGAGTTGGTTTTATAAAATATATATTTGACCCTAATGATGGATTAATGGAAAGTCGAGCTCGTCAGGAAATTGAAGATGGTTTTCGTCAATATTTTCCTTTTGTTAAACTTAAAAAAGTAGAAGTTAAAAGAAAACCTAATGATGATTCTTTATCCGAAAATGAATTAAGAATTAAAGTTGAAGCTGAAATAAATTTTCCAGATGACATCAAAATGATAACCATCGATAAGGTATTAACATACTAATGGACCCAAAGAATCTAAAAATAACAGATAAAACTCCCCGTCAAGAGCGTTCAATTAGGTATATTACTAAAGACTTCGTCGGATTCAGAAACAATCTAATGAAGTATCTTAAGTCTTATTTTCCCGATACTATAAAAGATTTTCATCCAGCTTCGTCTGGTATGATGATGTTAGAACTTGATGCTTATGTTGGTGATGTATTAGCTTATTATATCGAAACTGCATTTCACGAAATGTTTCTTGAAGATGCAGTTGAAAGAAAAAATGTATATAGACGAGCTAATTTCCTTGGATATACCCCACCAGTAAAAGGCGCTGCACAAGTAAGCTTAGATGTTTACGCTGTAGTTCCAGCAATAATGTTAGAATCAATATATGTACCAAATGAAAACTATACGCCGTATATTCAACATGGAATGAGAGTCCAATCTAATAATCCACATGGTTATTTTGAAACTACTGAACCTGTTGATTTTTCGATAAATACGCAAACTTCACCGCGTCAAGATATGATTTACGAATATAGCGGCGCAACACCAATAAGATTTTTGTTGAAAAAATCAATACCAGCTGTTGCCGGACAAACAAGACAATTTACATTCACAATTGATAATCCTCAGGAATTTTTGAAAATTAAAGTTCCTGACTCTGATGTAATTGACATTATAAGCGTCAAAGATTCTCAAGACAATACATGGTATGAAGTTGATTATTTAGCACAAGATACAGTATTTTATGAAAATAGAAATATTCAAGCCAACAATGCTGAATATTTTGAATACGAAGATGATGTTCCATATTTGCTTCGCTCTAAAGTGACTAACAAAAGATTTACCACTGAGTGCGACCATATAGGCAATTTACACATGAGATTCGGTGCAGGTGTATCATTTAATACTGACGATGAATTAATAGATAATCCTTATTCATTTCCATTGCCTATTATTAGTGCATCTTTTATTGATAAAAATATAGACCCTAATAATTATCTAAAAACAAAAACTTTAGGCGAAGCTCCATTTAATACAACCTTTACGATTGATTATAGAGTTGGTGGTGGTAAAAACACAAACGTGCCATCAAACACTATTACATCAATTAATAAAATTCAAGTGAGCATGGCCAAACCAAATAATATTGTTACTCAAAGCGACCCTGACAGAATAAATACATTAAGTTCTATAACTGTCAATAATCCAAATCCGGCTACTGGTGGTTCTGATTTTGAAAATCTTGAACATACTAAGCATTATGCATCAGCATTTTTTGCTGCTCAAAATCGTGTAGTTACTGCACCTGATTATATTGCGAGAGTTATGTCAATGCCGTCAAGATATGGAGCGGTTGCTAAAGTTAATGCAGCGCCTACATATTTAGCTCAAAATGATTCATCGCCATCAAAAAAAAGACTTGATACCAATCCATACGGTATCAATTTGTATGTTTTATCATATGATAATAATGGAAAATTAGCAATAGCAAATAATGCTTTGAAAAGTAATATTAAAAATTATTTAAGCCGTTATCGTATGTTAACCGATGGAATTAATATACTTGACGGAAAAATAATTGATATACGTATTAGGTTTCATGTTAAGGTTTTACCATCATACAATAAAAATATAGTTTTAACAGAATGCATTTCAAATATTGCTAAATTTTTCAATACTAAAAATTGGCAATTTAGTCAGCCAATAATAAAATCGGAACTTGTATATGTATTACAACAAATCGAAGGAGTTCAAGCAGTAAAAAATATAACAATTGAAAATATTTATGGTGGTAATTATTCGAATGCTGTTTATGATATTCAATCAAATACTTACGATGATACAATCTATCCATCACGACAAATAAGTATTTTTCAAGTACGATTACCAGAAAACGATATTCTGGGAACTGCTTCCTAACATGGACTTTTTATTTAATATAGAGACTAAAAACTAATGTATTTATACCTAACAGCAAGCTTAGATGCAACAATATATGAAGGACATCCATCAAGTAATTTTGGTCAATCTTCTTTTTTGAAAGTTGGTCGAGTCCGGGAAGATGATGGATTGAAACGCTATCGTTCACTAATAAAATTTGATTTAGATTATGCTTATTCATTATGGAATGGTGGTATTGGTAGTAATTTTATTAATACACATTCGTCAAATCCAACATTTTCTTTACATTTATTTGATGTCTACTCGCCACAAGGTAATCAACCATATGGTTTCGAAATTTGTGCAGATAATCTTAGCATCAACAAATTTTCAAACGAAGGACGAGGAATTGAGGAAGATGGTTATCATACTGGCGCGCCAAGTTGGATTGAACCGATGGGTGGAGTTAGTTGGACAACAACAGGCTCTGACCATTATATTAATGCTCCTGCTGGTTCAGCATCAATGAGATTTGAATCGGGCGATGAAGATTTACAAATTGATATATGGAATTATGTCGACCTTTACGGTTCTTCAAACAAAGGAAGGTATGGACTTGTATTGAGATTATCTGACGATGAAACTTCTGATGGTGGATTTGATTCGGAAAATATTGAAGAAGTTAATACTAAAATGTTTTATTCTCGCCAAACGTCGACAATATTCCAACCAAGACTTGAAATATGGTGGGATAATTCTATTCAAGATGATAAGGGTAGATTCAAGTATGGAGCTTCGAAAAACAATTCTCTTGCTTATTATAATTATTCTAAATCAAGATTGCAAGATGTAACAGACAATGACATGTATCTTGAAATTTTTCCGTCAGGTGTTTCACATTTAATTGGTTCTTATACCGCAGCCCATGTGACAACTGGAATATATCTTGTAGAGAATGTAAATATTACTGGCTCATATGGTACCAGTAATATTGATTATTGGGAATTACAATGGAAAAGCGCATCAACGCTTCACAATACCGAATATATAACAGGAAGTAGTGAGGTTAATTATAGCGAGATAAATTCAGACGATGAAATGGTTATCAATATAAAAAATCTTAGAAGTATATATTCAGTCGATGAATTTGTCAGATTTGATTTATTTATTAGACCTCGTTATCCAGTATACGGATTTACTTCAGGTAACGAGCATTTAGGAAATATGATTATACCAGATATGTGGTATGAAATTGTTGACGCTGATGACTTTAGCACAAAATATAAATTTATGCCTTTCAATAATGTAGCCACTCGATTATCTTACGACAACGGCGGTAATTATTTCAATTTAATGATGTCTTCATTCAATCGTCACCGTACTTATAATATAAAATTAAAATATATGTTGAATAATCCAACTATTATACATTCGAAACGATTCTTATTTAAGGTAGTGTAATGCCAGAAATAGCAATAATAAGTCCAAACGGCGCTAATACACATAGCGTTGCTCTTGAAAGAAAGAAAAGCAATAAACAAATTTTCACCAATATAATTGATGAAGACTTCATTGAATTTATTATTAAACAAGAGCCATCGGATATAGTCATCGAAGATATAGTCATTGAAGATTTAATCAGCGATGAACTATCAAGTACAATGAATGGTTTAAGATTAAGAAAAGGTGCTAACTTAAAATCTTTAATAATACCTCAAGTTCTTGCCAAAATTAATGAAAATAATGCTATAACTGTTGAATGCTGGTTCAAGTATAGATTAAGTGGAGAATTTATACCCAATCTTTACGCTTATTTATTTTCTTTCGGTAGTCCAAGCACGCCAAATTCATTTACCATTAATCTATCAAGAGATGTTGACATTAGAGGTGTATTAGATATTGCTTATGCATCACACAATGTTTTCACGAAAAGAACCAATATTCCCATCAAGAACAATCATTTTTACTACGTATTTTGTTCGATAGGAAGAAGTTTTACTGATTCCGAAGGTGAAGTTATTCCAGCTGATAGTCAACAGCGAATGATAGTAAACATATATGATTTCACCGATGATATTTGGTATTATAGAAGGACCGAAACAGATAATCAATATACACTTTCAAATCCAATAGCTTTTACAGATACTGCTAACAACTTCATTGCAAAAATTGGTGATTTCGTTTTCCCCGAAGCTGCTAATATAGGCATAAGAGGATTTGATGGCGATGTATTTGGTTTAAGACTATGGAACAAATATGTATCTGATTTTGATGTAATCGACCAATTAAAGCAATTGAAAAATCCACTAATAATTAACGGTTTGAATATGACAGAAGACAATTTAATAATTAACATGGATTTTAATGACGCCTCAGGCCAAAATATTTTATATGATATATCTGGCAAAGGACTTGATATGAATTATCTTAATGCCGACAATCAACCAATACAAGAACAAGATAAGCCACTACCACAATGGATAACTGAAAAATCAATATTTAACGATGACTAATATTGTACCATTCACATTAGAGTCATTTACTGGTTCTATAAACATTAATAATATTACCGCTTATTTAATTGATAGGCGAGGCGGTGGACGTATTGCCTATACTTTTGTTTCTGGTGAATTTATTGAAGATGAAAGAAGCGTAGGCTCTTATAAACTAAATCTATCGAGACTGGCTAAGTCAGTTCAGCCGGGTAATTATACGCTCGTTGTTATGGGATTGGAACCACTAATAACCTCAACGATAACTGCTATCAGTCAAGGCAAATATGAAGTAAAAATTTCATTATCTGAATTATCTAAATTTGAAGATGTCAAATCAGAATTAATTTTTACGCATGATTTAGTTTCAGATGAAGACACATACACGATTGTTAATGTTTATGTCAACGAAGAAGAACTTGTTCTTAAGCTTATAAAGCCGTTGACGACAGAAAAAGTCGGCGATAATGTTCAAGTAAGTCGTAGATTATTCGAAAATACAAAAATTCCCGTACGTGTCGAAAAAGAAAAAGATGTATTAAATAACCTTGAATTTCTTTTGAATGCCAATACATCAATCATCGAACAACAAACCGATGAATATAGTTTTACGGATTTGTTTGGTTCGGGAAATATGTCGGAATCAATAAGACATGAGTTTCTTAGGTTAAAAAATGACACGCAGCTTAATATCGACTATAGTGATTTTAGTAATCATACCTATTTTGCATCAGCACAAACTACTCTTGATACTGCTTACAATAAAATTAAACAATTTATTGATTATGAATCAATAAAATTTAATTTCGAAAATAGTAATCTTAAATCTATTCATGATAGTTATGATAATTTACAGCGTGAGATGATGCACGATTTCACTGGTTATGAATGGCATGTTTTTAGTACTGGTTATCCACATTTGGGCGTGGGAACATCATCGCTGCTTCACTATACAACAAGTCAAGTTAGTGGTTGGTATGTTGTACAAAGTTATTCAGCTTCTAAATGGGATGATGAAAACGGCGCTCAGTTATGGCAGCATATACCAAATTATTATTTTATGAATGATGATTATTCTTTTATGTATAATATTATTCATGTTAAAGCAACTCATTTTGATTACATTAAACAACATGTTGACCAATTAGTTAATTTTGTAAATGCTAATTATGATGGAATTGACATGCCTCCCAATGAATTAATTTGGGTGCTTGGAAAATTTATAGGTTTTGAACTTCATGATGGAAATTCTCTAAAGTCGTTATCACAATATTTACTTGGTGAAAATGTTTCAGGTTCAAATGCAACGGTGCCATTAAGAACAATGACACATAAGCTTTGGCAAAGAATAATCAATAATATAACTTACATTTTCAAAACTAAAGGTTCAAAAGAATCAGTCAGAGCTCTATTAAATTCTTATGGAATACCAGCAGATGTTCTTCAATTTAATGAAGCCGTTATCGGAGGAGCTACAACAGAGACAGGTTCACTTGAAACATTTTATCATCCAATTAAATCATCACGATTTATCAATGTTGGCAATAATGATGGTCAATTGAGTTTTGATATAATAGATTTTATTGGTTCAGGTTCAGATAATAGTGGAGCAAGAACATTTGAATTAAATTGTAAATTACATCCAAGCGCACTTGGCGGTCTATCTAATATTAATCCTTTATTTACTAATTTACCATTAGAAAATGGAATTTTTATTGTAAAAAATACTCCAACTTTAGAACCAGCAATACAATTAATGGGTGAAACTGCCGAAATTGGTGATGGTACATTTTCAGCTTCGCAATTATTTAATGATAAGTTTTTCTATATTGCCTTTGGAACTGATAGAGATGACCCTACATTAGCAGTTACGAGTAATTCTTTTTTTAGAATAATACAATACGATGAAGATGGAATTTTAGCTTATAATACTGGATTTTCTTCTCGAACATTTACCGATGGTCAGCAAATGAGTGGATTTACAAATTACACATCTAATCCAACATGGTCATGGAATGCTGGTTCTGATTTTGCATCTATGTCAGTTATGGAATTTCGTTTATGGGATAGAGCATTAACAGAAACAGAGATGCTTCAACATGCACAAGATTTCAAAAGCATTATGCTCGAAGAACCATTGAGTAATTTAGGAACAGTTGATGAAAGATGGAATCTTCGAGACTTACGTGCTCAGTATCATCTTGACGACAATATTGATTTGGATATTGATAGTATCAATACTCTAAGAAATTCATCTGTTAATCCAATTGATATCAGAATGACAAATACCAACTACGGTGCCATTTCTCATCCAACCGTTTCATATTGGGGAAGACTTGTAAAAAATACAAAAACATTCGTTCCTTCAGTAATCGGAAATAGATATGATAGAAAAATTCGTATTGTATCTGGTACTGAATCACCTAACATTAGTGATTTACCTGTAATTGACGCAGTATGGTCACCGGTTCATGCTATCGACCGTGATATACTTGAAACAATTGCCAATCTTGATTTTAATGATTTGCTTGGAGACCCTTCTGAATATTATTCTGGAAGTTATCATAAACTAAAAGCATATCGTGACAATTATTTCAATAAGTATTTTGGAAGCTATGATTACAATAAGTTTATTAAATTAGCTACAAATATGGACCGTAGTCTTAAAAATTCAATTCAACAATTGATTCCTGCACGAGCTAAATTGAATTTCGGTCTTCAGATAGGCAGTCATATGCTTGAACGTAATAAGTTTCAATTCAGAAATATAAACGTGCAAATTCAACCAAAACCTTCAGGTAGTATCGATGAAGGTAATTGGTATGCTACTTACGCACAGAGTTATCTTGAACAAATAGGCAATTTTAACTTTGACTCAATGGAATTTATTGGTAAATTTCCTTATATAGTCGTTCAAGATGGCCACCCGGGTCCTTGGGAACTTAATGTTGAAGGTGAAACACATACAGCTGGTTTATATCAAACTTTTTACCAATCTGCTATATTTAATACGGCATCACTTAAAAACTATCAGCAAAATTATATGTACGCATATGAAGAAATAGCATATGCAACATATCTTGGGACTATTAACCGAGATATTGATTACGTAACAACAGCATCGGCATGGGTAACAAGTTCTACATTTGGTGAGCAAATTGTTATCAAGTAAGATAATTAAAATAGATACATAGAAAATATCTAAGGAGAACAAAAAATGGGATTCTTAAATCCAGAAGAACAAATTGTCAATGCAACATTGACTAAAAAAGGCCGTGAACTACTCGCTAAGGGTGACGGTCGATTCAAAATTTCTAAATTTGCAATTAGCGATGATGAAATTGATTATTCCCAATGGAATACAGACCATGTTTCAGGTAGTGATTGGTATGGCGAGGTTATCGAAGCATCACCTATCTTTGAAGCTTTACCTGACGAAACAATAGTTATGCGATATAAATTAGTAACGCTTCCAAAAGGTTCAACTTCAATTCCGTATGTTGTTGTTTCACCAGCATTCATGTCATTGACTTATCTCGCCCGTGGTATTGTTAAACCTTCAACACTGAATGGTGGTCCGGGATATAATGACGCAAACGGCGGTTATACTTGCATTCTCCATAACAAATCCATTGCATCGCTTCGAGCAACAAGAGTTGCACCGGGACAAACTCCAAGAAATTTACAGATTTCAGAAGCGTTTAACGATGAAACAGCAGTTAATTCAGAATTTGCTGTTGGTCTCGAATTTGAAATAGTTGCTAAAAATGTTACTAATATAGCAGCAGCTTCTCGTACTTCGCTTATTACTGTTTATGGTAATGAATCAGGCACAAGTGCTGTGTTGACATTAACAATAACACCACCTCCACACATAAGCTAAAAGGAAGATAAAGATGGCTGAAAATAATACACAGCAACAAAACAACGCGAGCGTAGCTTTTCCAGCGACAACACCTTCCCAAGTAATTGGTTCATATTCAAATTATTTTAAGATATTTGATATTGATAATGATGTTGTCACAAATCAAAATATTGTAACTGCTCCATTGTTTGGCAGCGAAATTACAAAAATCGGTCCTTTCTTTCATCCAGTAGGATTTAATGTATCTGCATCGGTAATGCCAATGTACGACGCAGAAGGTTCTTCAACTGCATCTAAAGTATATGATGCAGTATTTGGAGTTTTATCAGGAACTGAAATACTATCGGAAGTTCAGCCGGAACATCATGCTGCTTATTCTGCATTGAGAATTTCTTTGATTGATAGTCCTACGACATCATCATTGCTTATGAGTGATATATTTGGTAGCACTGGTTCAAATGCCGTAGTTGCTATTTCTTTTGCTCGAGCAAATTACAAACAACAACTTGACCCCGGAAACTGGGAAATACAAATTAATAGCGGCGTCGTTGCTTCTGTTTCAAAAAGCGGCGTTTATATTGATAATAGTTCTGTTGCTACTGGTTCATATGGAAAAGCTGGTTATCGTACACAAATAGTTAGTGGTAACCTTGACGCTGGACCATATAATACAGTTGCGCTTGGTTATTGTTATCATGACCTTGGATTATTGTTATTTAATGCTAACGATAAATATATTGGAGCTTCTCCATTCGGCAAAATCATAATTTCTGCTTCAGCTGTTTCTGCATCTGCAGCATTAGTAGCAGTAATTGAAGGTCGTTCTCTTGTTCGATTAAATTCAACAAACTATTTTTGCCGAGCAAATAATAGAGAATTCAATTACTCAACTAATCCAACATTTGCTAATGCTGGAACAGGAGAATTGTACATCACTGAGTTTAAGACAAATCCGAATACATATTGTACGACAATTGGACTATACAATGATGATAATGAATTACTTGCGGTGGCAAAAATGAGTCAACCTATTCAGAAAAGTTTTGATAGAGAATTTGTAGTTCGTGTTCGTATGGACTATTAATTGAACTGTTGCTATTTAACATGCGCTTAAATTATGATTAAAAACTTTGATAGTATAGAAGAAGGATTTCCAGTTGTAACTGAAAGTCAAGAAACATCAGCGCAGAAATTTGAAAGAATGGCTGGAGAAGCAACCGTATCTTATTTTCAGCCTCAATTTTATTTACCTGTCGAAGATTTTAATGACCGCATATATGAGTTTATTGCTCATAAATCATACAACGTAACAATAACATCGGGCGCGGTAGATAATAATGACATTTTATTTTATCAGGTATCTCCAAATAATGCTAATAGTGATAAAGGTTATTATCAAATTCTAAAGACTGCAGCATCTCAATCAGCTGAACGATTTGCTGCTTATCCAACTACTGGTTCTAATAAAGTTGACATAGCTTCTGGAGGATTACTTATTTCTATTCCTTCAAATAGACTTGGCGAAGGAATAGAAATAGGTTCAGTATCAGTGACATATGATGTTACTGGATTTACACTTGTTACTACAGATTCTTTACGCGATGACGGACAAGGCAATTTGATTGGTGAGAATTCTTCACCACCTCTTGTCGGTTCTGTATTTTATGGTCATGGAATTATATTCATACCTGATAGAAATCCTGATTCATTATGGTCAAAATTTGGTGATGATGCTGGTGATTACATTACTCTTGAATATCGTTCGAAAGTACCTATTCGAGAACATAATTGGTATTGTCACATTCCTCAAGGAGCGTTTAATTTTAGTTATAATCCAACATCACATGATAATCCAGCCAGCGATACTGGAAGTACGGCAATTAAGCGAAAAAATATACCGTTCCAACCATATATTTCATCTGTTGGATTATACAATGATAGAAATGAATTACTTGTTATTGCTAAATTGGCGAAACCAATAAAAAAAACAGTCGACATGGATTTGTCATTTCATATTCGTATCGACTTTTAACATAAGAAAAGTAAAATGTAAAGGAGCGCCTCTATACTGAGGCGTTTCAATTATAGGAGAGCAAAATATGATTTTAGGTCTTGATATTAGCACAACAGCTGTCGGTTGGTGTTTAACTAAGGTTGCTGAAAGTAAAGAAATAATTATCGTTGACGGTGGGTTCTGGAAGAATGATAATAGAGACATCTATGACAACGCAGAAGAGTCAATCAAGCGCATAGATGATATTATTGACCGCTTCAAGTCATCAATCAATCTGGTGGTCGTAGAAGACTCTGCAAAGAAATTTACGCAAGGAAAATCAAGTGCCGATACCTTATTCAAACTTTTTTCTGTAAATTCTATTATTTGTTATCACATATCTAAAATCAGAAAATATAAGGCTATTCGGCTCGCGCCAGCTTCGGCTCGTAAAGCAGCTTGGGGAACTACATTTTTGTCAAAGATAGAACGCGAAATGACTTTTCCTGATATTGCAAAGACAAATCAGCGTAAACATCAGATTTATCTTGCAGCAGTTAAAAAATATGGTGAAAGATTAGAAGAGTTTATCGTTATTAACCGAAGGTCAGATAAAATGGTTAAGGAAAACTATGATTTTATTGATAGCTTAACACTATCGCGCGCAGGCTGGATAATATAGTTTGCCTTTTTAAGTTAAAGAGTTAGATTATCTTATAATGGAAAATCAGATAATCAAGATTCTTAAAAAGTATTTAGGTGAGCATAAAAAACATAGCTCTATTCAATATAGCTTTGTTTGCCCTAAGTGTAAAAAGTCCGATAGATATAAACTTCAAGTGAATGTAAAAAAAAATATGTTTCACTGTTGGGTTTGCGAATACAAGGGTCGTAATATAGTTAGTTTGCTTAAAAATTTGCAAGCGTCTGTAACAGACATGCAAGAACTCGCAAAACTATTAGGTGTACCTGAAATTAAAGAAATTGAAGATACTCAATATAAAAGAATATCTTTACCATGCGATTTTAATTCTTTGTTGATGCCTCGAAAAACTATTTATGCTAAAGCAGTTTATGATTACGCTATAAAACGGAAATTAACACCACAAATTATGGCCATGTATAATCTTGGCTATAGTCTTGAAGAAAAATATTTGAACTATCTAATCATTCCATCTTATAATATAAGTGGAGAGTTAAATTATTTTCAAGCACGTAATATTATTGATGATGATTGGCGTTCAAAATTTCTTAATCCGCACGTTGAGCGTAATAAAATAATTCCTTTCGAACTATATGTTGACTGGAATGAACCAATTATCATAGTTGAAGGTTTCTTCGATATTAATCATTACCTTAATTGTTTACCATTATTAGGAAGTGCAATCGTCAAAAAAGACGAAGGAATACCTAAATTAGTTTTGACATTATTAGAATGCCAAACACCAAAAGTTTTCATCATGTTAGACCCGGACGCCATAAAAAAAGCGCATGATATTTGTCGTATACTTTATAATTATGGAATCGAAGTGTGGTTTGTTGACATATCACCTCACAAAGACCCCGGAGTATTAAGCTATTCACAATATGAACATTTTATAGAAAATGCTATAAAAGTGAATGAGCACGTTTTATTTCAGATGAAAATGAGGAATTAATATGTCCGAAGATAAAAGTCTCGTAATAGCGCACATAGCTGATGTTCACGTAAGGAACATTTCGCGCCATGAAGAGTATAAAAATATTTTTGCCAAACTTTACAAAGATTTGAAATCAAGAAAAATTGACCTTATTGTTATTGCAGGCGATATTTTTCATTCGAAGACACAGTTATCACCTGAGTCGCTTGGTTTAGTCAGCGAATTCTTAAATAATTTAGCCGATATAACTCAAGTTTTAGTTATACCCGGTAATCACGATGCTAACTTATCTAATCAAGATAGAATGGATGCTTTATCACCGGTAGTTGAATTGCTTAATCATAAAAATATTTATTATTTTAGTAAATCAGAAATTTGTAGATTTTATGTTACATCAGCTGATATGTTAATCAATCTTGGTGTATTCAGTTGCATAGACACTTCTGGATATGATAGAGTAAATGAAGAAATCAAAAAAAATACACCTAATGATAAAATAAACATTGCTTTGTATCATGGTGCTATTAATCTTGCAAAAACAGATATAGGTTTTACTTTTCATGATGGGCGCAATCCAGAATCATTCGATAATTGGGATTTTGTACTTCTTGGAGATATTCATAAGCGACAAGATGTTAATGAAAAAGGTAATATGAGTTATCCGGGTTCACTGATTCAACAGAATTTTGGCGAATCACTTGATAAGGGATATTTGCTTTGGACAATTAAATCAAAAACCGATTGGAATAAACAGTTTGTTCGACTTTACAATTCATTAGGTTATTATACGCTTAATATTCGTGATAGTAAAATTTCACTTCCAAATTTAACTGATGTACCAGACAATGCACGATTTCGTATTATTTTTCATGATAGTGTAAACATAGCTGACATAAAAAGAATACGATACGAAATAACTTCTAAATATAATCCGCATTCGATATCAACAGCCATCAAGCACAATGAAATACAATTATCTAATATTGATGATAATGATGTTGTAAATGTTCGAAATAAACTAACTCAAGAGAAACTTTTTAGAAATTATTTTGAAATTAGTGACCATATTGTAGATGAAGATATGTTTGCTCAAATTTGGAACATACATGAAGATTCGTGGAATGAGTTGATGAATACATATGAAGAAGCTGAACGCTTCACAGACTGTAAAATCAAAAAACTTGAATTTGAAAATTTGTTTAGTTATCGTGGCGAGCATAAAATTGATTTTGAAAAAATGCCCGGAATAACTGGAATATTTGGTGCGAATGCTTCAGGTAAATCAGCTATTGTTGATATTTTATTGTATGTATTTTTTTGTAATACATCACGATTCATTAGTAAGATTGGCAGAATAGTAAATAACAAAGAAGATGTTAAGGAAGGGTGGGCAAAAGTATATTTTGCTGTCGGCGATACAGATTATTATATCTATCGAAAAACAACTAAACTTACAAATAAATATGAAGAATTTATTCGTTTTCGTTCAGATGTTGAATTTTATAGAAAAGACAAAGATGATAATTGGCTTTGCTTAAATGGTATTCAAAGAACAGAAACAGAAAAAATGATTCGTAATATCATCGGTACGATTGAAGATATTACCGTGACTTCAATATCGCCGCAAAATGCTCTTACAAAATTTATTGATTATGGTTCAACTGACAAGAAAAAAATGCTCAATAAATTTCTTGATATTGACGTGTTTAGTGTTCTTTACGATTTAGCTAAAGAAAAAGCAAATACTGTTGAACGTATTTTGAAAAATTTCAAAAAAACTGATTATAATCAACTTAGAATTCAATGTGAAAAAAGTAACAAATTATCAGCAATGGAATTAACAAAAATTGATTCCGAAAAAAAATTAGTTGTGCAAGAACTTGAAAATTCAGAACAACATATTATCGAATATAGTGAAAGAATATATTCTGATATCGAAGACATCGACATATCAAAGATTCATCGCTTACTTGAAGCAAACAATGATAAAATAAAAGAACATCAAAAAGAACTTGAAGAAACTAAGCAGTGGATTGTTAATAAAAATGATGAGATGAATGAATTAAAAGTTTACTTAAGCGATGACAATCCTATAATGATGAGTATAGCAGTTTTCAATGAACAATTAAGTAACCAAGTTGATTCGATGGAAAGAATTAACAAAACAATTCATACTATCGAAAGTTCACTTGAACAACAAGCCAAAACTATTAAATTTTTCGACAGCAATCGCTGTGATAGCACGGGCTGCAAATTTATGGAAAAAATTGGTAATTTTTTAGAAGAACAACCAACTATAAGAGATAAAGTCGAAGAATTAAAAGTTATTCGAACAACACTTGTAAAAGCTATGCAATCAATAGAAAGTCAAATTTCCGAAAAAAGACGTGAACTTAAAGTTAAACGTGATAATTTTCATAGAATAAAATTATCAATAGCTCAGCGTAAAGTAAAACAAAGTAATGTAGAAAGTGCTATACTTAAAGTTGATAATAACATTGGTATACTTCAACGTGAAATTGCACGATATGAACTCAATTCTAAAAAAATTGAAGAAAATACGTTTAACAACAAAAAGATTAAGCATGAAAGAATTAATAAAGAGTCTTTGAAGATTGATTTGGAATTTATTGATACCAAAATTAATAAAATTCGAACTGAAATTATTGTTAATGAAACAAAAATAACTCAAATTAAAGAACAATTTGAGCAAATGGAAAAAGTAGAAAAAGAATTTAAGGCTTATTCGTTGTATTTAGAAGCTATTCATCATAAGGGTGTTCCGTATACTATTCTTTTGAAAATGCTTCCTCGTATAAATTATGAGATTAATAAAATTTTATCTAATGTCGTACCATTTAATATTGTTATCGAAAATCCTGATGAAGAAGAAAAAAAGACTCTCGAAGTTTGGATTGAATATCCAAATGAAGAAAAACGTTTATTAAATCTTGGTTCTGGTATGGAAAAAGTTGTCAGTGCCATTGCTATCAGAGCCGCATTAATGTCTATCTCTAATTTACCGAGATTCAACATTTTTCTTATTGATGAAGGATTTGGTGCGCTTGACCCTGAAAATCTCAGCGCTTCACATTCGATGTTTACTTACTTATGCAATATTTTTGACAATGTGATTATTATTACTCACATTGACTCATTAAAAGATATTGTAGATTGCACAATTGATGTAAAGCGCGATGATGAAGGCGCATCATATTTCTATATAACAGAAGGTAAATAAATGAAATGGCACCAATTAAGCAGATAACATTTCCTTTACCAAAGGGATTAAGCGAGCTTAATACGATTGATATTGAAGATTTAAGTGTAAATTCACCTCAATATTTTAATGTGTCTAAGCTAAAATTAATATACGGTTTGGGTTATCATTCGATAGTTATTAGAGGGAGCAATACACTTAAGAAGTTTTCAATTATAAATTATGAGATGTATGATTCCTACAGCGTACAAATTCCTTGCCAAGTTAAGGTAAATAATATAACTGTTGGTGCTACAAGTGCTTTGCTTTCATTTTACATAAACAATATTCATTCGAATGGTGAATGTACATTGATTCTTGTTGGTAGCGAAAAAACAGGCCGTCATTCAACTCGTGACCCAGCTGTATCAAATGTTAGATGGGTACAAAAATTAACAATTGATAAATATCGTAATAATGACGATGATTTGATTTTTAATGGTTTACCCGAATTATTGTATTCCGAAACTGCAAATGGAGTTGTTAATGATAATGGTGATGAAGTAACTCTCGCTAATGTTGACCTTAGTTTATTAACTCCATTCTCTGGTAAACTTGAACGTGTTTCAATTTATTCACGTCTATCTAATACTGAAAACGATTTTGGTCTATCAACAATATATAATCTTAGACCAAGTTCAGAAACTACTGGTAGCATTGTTGATGTAGATTTAAGTGAGTATGTACAATATGCATCGGAATCACAAATCACTAATGAAGTAAACGATTCGAATATCAATTTTAGTGTGCCACTTGTTATAATAGATAAGCCAACTTATTATGATTTGAAAGTAACTTTTGACGATGGCAAAGATTCGTTTGCGCGCAATGATATCGGGGAACCATTATCTATTATACTTAAAAATATACCATTCAGTGGCGTAGAATCAGTAGCTTCATTAAATTACGAAAATGTCATAGGTGTTCCTAATGTTAAATGGGTAAATTCACCAAACGAAGAAAATACTGAATCAGGCACGCTCGGAACTTTTAATACTGCAATTGAACTTACTTGGCTTGATATAAATTTATTATCGCTGGGTTCATTTCCACTAAGAACAACAGATATTTATGGTATTCCAAGAGATTTAACATATCGTAACGCTCGTACGGCAAGCAAATATGCTGTATGGATGTTTATAAGCAATGAAAGAGAATATTCACCTGACTGGCAACATCCGGGTCGAGTTGTTTTATATAACGCTAATTTATTTAATCAATCATTGTTTAATCAAAAATCGCTTCCTACACCTGATGGAAAAGGCGCATGGTATTTTAAGGGTTTCTTTGGAACAAATTACGCAACAATCGACGTACCAAGAGGTCATACAGTATCTTTTTGGGTTGGTATTATTACAAAATCAACTAAAATACCTACTCTTGATTACTATCGTCCAAATCTAAACCCAGCAATATAATATGACACTTATTATTTCTTCATCATACCCATATAAACTTGACACTGATTTGACGTTAATTATTGCTTCAAACAGTCAATATGCTATACTCGATACAACTATGTCATCCAGCTGGATTGAACATGAAAATAGCTATCAAT